GTGACCGGGTTGGGGAAAGGCGGTCACGGTCGTTGCGTGACCCAGAGAAGAGAAGAGAAGAGAAGAGAAGAAAGTAAACTAAGAGACAGTTTGGGGGGTTGTCTTCCGATACGATCTAGTGTAATGATGTAATCTATGGCTAACTTCATCTTCGATACGTTTAAGCGCTATCTAGTCGAGCAGAACGGCGCTACCGACAAGTATGGTTTAGAAACCGATGCTAGTGGCGACTGCCTTGTAGACACTGGCGATAAGGTCGCTGTCGTTTTGACTACAGCGGCTTGCACTATTGCGAACTGCTCTGACATTTCCAGTATGGCCACTTTGGTATCAGACGGTGACTCTGAGTTTGCTCAATACTCTGGGGCTGGCTATACATCTGGCGGCAAAGTGGTCTCAAACTGTGACTGGGAACTTTCCTCAGGAGCATATGTCAACGCTCTTAGCTTCGCCTATCTCACCGGAGATGATGTCACATGGACAGGCCTTGGAGCGGTGACCGAATCGCCCATTAAAGGAGCGGTATTGTACTACGCCCAAGACGGGGTTATTACAGACATGGACTCCGACGATATTCCTATCGCCTACTTCGACTTTGAGGCTCAGCCTGATGGGAGCAACCTTACACTGCAGTGGGGATCTCTGCCGGGGGCGGCAACTGGCATCGGTGCTAGTCAAGGCGTGATCCTTAAGCTGGCCTGATGCATGGTTCTCTTACGCCTCGCTACGCCCGTAACAATCTCTCTAACGGCAGTTCCTGTAATCAAACAGGTGAGTCAGGCGTCAATAACCTCTTCAGCGATCACGCCCTACACATTCCTAGAGGAAGCGCCAAAAACAGCAGTTCAACTTGCTATTGCTCATTGTGCAGCAACCCAAATCGCTACAGTACAGGGCGGACAAGCTGACTCAAACATGAAGAACCTAGCGCGAGGAGTTGCCTACGAAGATCAGGATGTCACCGTATTAGCTCGCATTATGCTGCCTTCTACGGGGCCAATGCTTCAAGCGGACATGAGCGGCACTGCGACACTTAACATCTATGATCTAAGTTCGGAGACTCCAGACACCTATGTCGTCCAGACCACCAGCATCGCAGCGGCTAGTGTTATTTTTGATGCGCTTCAAGTGGACACATACTGGACCACAGACGATCAGGGCTACAACTTTAAGCACACTCAGGCTATCGCTGCAGGCAAACTGGAAGGTGGTCGCGTATACCGCTTTGAGTACTCATTTGATACGGACAATGACGGCATTGCCTATGTCATAGCTGAGGTAGCTGTCCAAGGTCTTTACTCAACTTGATCGCTAAAGGAAAAGAGGTCGAGCACATTTTCCGCCCTAGTGGGGCAGCATCGGCCCTTTTTCTGTCTAGAGACCCAGAAGTCCTGATTGAAGGTCCTGCTGGCACAGGCAAGACTAGGGCCGTTTTAGAGTACGTTAACTACCTATGTGAGGAGTATCCCGGCATTCGGGTCCTCCTCTACCGCAAAACCCGTACTAGCATGAGTGAGTCCGTGCTGGTTACATGGGAAGAGAAGGTTCTATGGGAGGGCCATCCAGCTAGAGTTGGAGATGCCCAGCGCAATACGCGCCAGCACTACAAATACCCTAATGGGAGCCATGTGGTTGTCGGTGGTATGGATAACTCAGACCGCATCATGTCCACTGAATATGATGTGGCCGCCTGTTTTGAGGGTACAGAGATCTCTCTAGAAGACTGGGAAAAAGTCCTTAGCCGTTTAAGAAACAACATTCTGCCTTGGCAACAAGCGATCTTAGACTGCAACCCCGGCTCGCAATTCCACTGGATAAACCAGAGGGCGAACCAAGGACTCATGGCACGCTTACTCTCGCGCCATGTTGACAACCCATCTCTCACAAAGGCGTACTTAAAGAACCTAGAACGCCTATCGGGGGCTCGCTACGAGCGCCTGTTCAAAGGTCGCTGGGTGTCCGAGGAGGGGCTCGTCTATGATGAGTGGGATCCCGCAATCCACATGATTGAAGCCGAAGATGTCCCCGACCTTAAATGGCATTTCGGCTCCGTGGATTGGGGATATAGGGCTCCCGGCGTTTTCCAAGTCTGGGGCGTCGATGGAGAATCCAACCTCTATCGAATCCACGAGACATACAAAACAGAGCAGAAGTACGACTGGTGGGCTGAGCAGATCGCTGAAGCTCATGACAAGTATGACCTGTCTACTGTGGTCTGTGACCCCGCTGAGCCCCGGTCCATTGATATGCTCAATGACAGACTGGGAAGCCCCTCTAAGCGCCATGTCGAGCGCATAGCCCGCAAAGCTGACAACGACATGATGTCAGGACTAGACATGGTGCGATGGGGCCTTACGCCCGAAGGAGGGGCTCCACCCCGTCTCAGATTCGTCAAGCACGCCTTGGCTGGTAGAGATGCAGCCTTGTCTGAGAAGCACGCGCCGTGCTGTACCGAAGAAGAATTCCCCGGCTTTGTCTGGCTTAAGCAGGACGATGGGAAGGTCATTAAAGAGAAACCTGATCCCGGTAGTCCTGACCACGGTCTTGACGCGACTCGCTATGCTGCTATGTTTGCGTGGAAACGCGACCTGTCGTATAAAGAAGCGGCTCCGATGTATGATCCCGGATCTGTTGGTCAACTACTTAACTTTGAAGAACTCCTAGGAGACCCATACTAATGCCCGCAGGAAAAGGAACATACGGAAGTAAGGTCGGAAGACCTCCGAAGAAGAAGACCACCAAGTCGAAAGGTAAGAAACGATGAACGACAGACAAAGAGAACGGGAACTATACGCAGAGGGCTGGGCCACAGGCCTGCGCTCAGTAGACCTAATGCAGTACATCCGTGAGCGTTGGGAGCCTGCAGCAGCCGTTGCTGGTCCTGAGGAGACGGTTGAGGAAGAAGCCCCCGTAGAGGAGCCGAAGCCTGTAGCTAAGAAGAAGACCAAGAAGAAGGCAGCCAAGAAATGACAAACGTCTTCGGCACAAACCTTGTCACTGTTAGCGATTCTGCAATCACTACAGGACAAGTAACGACAGGGTCACATACAACTGACAACTCAGTTCATTTGACAACCAACACAGGACCACTTACTCATGGCGTCTACTTGGTGCAACAAAGTGGGGTTTTTCATGTCACTTGCAGCAATGCTGACGACGATAGCAACCTTGCTACTAGTGGTGTCAGGGTTAGCGTAAACAATCCGTTGTTTATTCCGATCAAAGACCCAAGCAAAGTTACGCTTAGCTCCACTGCTGCTAGCAGAGTTGTAACTTTCATCATGTATTAAACATGAGGCCGTTTCTTAAGAAAGCGCCGAACCAGTGTGCTCACAATCCGTTTGGAACAGGTGGTCCAGCAGACACTCTTTACACGGGAGTTGTAACCGTAAGTAGGTCAGGAACGCCTGCACAGTTAACGGCTTCAAGCACGCCATTGCGATGGGGTGTTTGGATTGTTAGCGAATCTACGGCAGTTGCAGCAAACGACGAAGTTGTTTTCATTGGAACAACAGATCAAAAGCCTACATACGACGGCACTGCTACTCCGGTTTCAACGGGGCTTCAATGCGAAGCTAACAATCCAGTGTACATTGAAATCAATGACTTGTCTGACATATGGATTGACGCAGACGAAAACGGCCTCAAGGTTTCATACCTAGCAGCGTAATGCTCAGCACAGAACCCAAAGACTTATACGCAGAGATCGAAGCTGCAGAAGAACTGCGCGAAAAGCATCTCGCCGTGATGGAAGACCAGATTGAAAAATATCATGGTCCACATTACAAAGCTGGCTTTACCAGTGGCTATGCCTCAGAGAATCATTACTACGAGTACATCTCGTTAATCGTTCCTCGCCTTGTGTTTGACAACCCTCGCGTGCGCGTTGGGACCCGTAGACCCGGTACACAGGACATGGTTGCTAAGGCTATACGCCTTGGCCTTAACCGCTGGATACGAGACACAAACTTCCGTGAGCCTCTGACTAAGATTGCAACTGACATGGTGTTCAACTATGGCGTGTTGCTAGTCACCGAAGAAGAGAACAGCAGTCTTCAGCCTAAAAAAGGCGTTCAAGTAGCAGAAAGCATCATGCGTCCTGTAGTGACGCGCATCCCTCAAGATCGCTTCATCATTGACCATGCTGCTACTACCGTAAGAGACGCAAGGTTTATGGGTCATCGCTGGGTGCGGGACAAAGAAGACCTTGAAGAGATGGCTTCTAAGAACCCAGACGACGGTTGGGATTTAGAAGCGATCAAAACACTAGCAGAAACCACAGACAGCCAAGAGCTAGGACGAAACAATGAAGGGACTCCAGATCGTAAAGAGGTGGTTTGCTACGAGATATGGATACCTGAGGTTCAGGTGGATGATGAGAGGACTGAAAGAGAAGGTTTCCATGGCACGATTTATACACTTGGCGTATCAACCGCTAGAGACGAAGACGAAAAAGTAGCGTTCGTAAGAGAGCCTCGGCCTTACTACGGACCACGGCAAGGCCCGTACACAATGTTCGGCCTCTACGATGTGCCGGACAGTGTTTATCCGCTTGGATCTTTAACAGCAATTGAAGGTCAGATTGACGAACTCAATCGTCATGCAGAGTCTGCGTCCATCT